CAAACCCGTCCTCATGGCGTTCCTCAGCTCTTCTGCTGTTAAGGAATTAGTTATACAACTACTTGAAGCTTATGCAGCATCAACTGATAACACCATTGATGATAAAGCAGTCGAATTGATTAAGAAAAACTTATTCCCAGGAAGTTAAATGAAAAAAGCCACTGAATCCCAATTTAATGAATTACATAACCTCGTCACTACAGAATTTCTAAAGAGGGTAAAAAGTGGCGAAGCTTCTACCCAAGATCTTAAGGCAGCCTGTGATTGGCTCAAAACTAATGACATTAGCGGTATTGCATATGATGGTAGCCCACTCTCTAAACTAGCTTCTGTAATGCCAAAAATAGATCCAGAACTTGTACAAAGGAGGATGTATGGGGCAATCAAAGACGTCTAAACATTACGCAAAGAATCCTAAATCACGTAGGAAACATGTAAAAGATAATAGTAATGGTGGGAAATATGATAAACCTTCGAGTTATCAAAAAGAACACCAAACACAAAGAAGAAAACTTAAATGCTCTAAGAAACAAGATGTTGTCAAAAAGAAAGGCAAGTGGGCTTGTGGGGATAGAAAACAGAATAGAGCTAAAGGAGGGGCTAAACGTAAATGAAAATAGGAACTAAAACTGCTGATAAAGTAGAAGAATTCGGTAGAACAAGTCTTAGGAAACTACAAGAATGGTCTAAAGAAGATCCTAATACACGAACTGATGATGCTTTACGTTTACTCGGAGGTGGTCTAAAAAATGTAGGTAAAGTAGCTAGTTTACCTGGTATTAAACAAGGATTACAATTAGCCGATGCTCCATTTCATTATTTAGCTAAAGGTGCTGGTAAGGCAGCTGGAGCTGCAGGCATCGACCCTAGATGGGGTGAATGGCTTGTTAGGACTGGAGAGTTAGCTACTGGTGTAGGTGTTGGTAAGAAAGCACTTAAGAAAACAGGTAAGTTAGCTCAAGCTTCTGCTGATGATATAGCCTCTTTAATGATGAGACAAAACCCAATGTTTGCAGGATCAGGAGGAGGAGGTCTCGGTGGCCCTGGAGGTAACCTAAAAAGAATTTTAACGCCTGGTGATGCTAGTAGAACTACTATCGCAAATAAAACCAAAGCATCTAACCAATACTATAAGATGTTGAATTTTGTCAGACAGTATGGCGATGAATTGGATGGAGGTTTTGCTATTGGATCAACCTCAACTCACCATAGAAATCAACTCGTTCAAATAGCAAAAGCAGCAGTCAAGCATCCTGAAGGTGAAAAAATACTGAACAGCAAAGCTTTTAAAAACATTCCAATAGGAGATGAGATAGAAAATTACACTGCTATACTTGATCAAAATACAAACGCTTTACGACGTGTAAAAGTTGATGAAATACATAAACTACATCCTAATGTACCTAGAAAAACTATAGATGATGCTTTAGGTGCTAGTGATTTTAAACCCACAACAATTACAACTAATGAAGCAGAGCAGTTAAAACTGATAAAATCTAGAGACCCAACTTTTACTTTCGATAAATTTGTAGAAGAAGTCCCAAAAGATACTGGCAGAAAATTCGGTAAAGGGAGTTATCCTTCAATAGACTTCTTTGATAAAGACGGAATCAAAACAAAATGGAAACCAAGTGATGGTGAAGATTGGAATAAACGTTGGCGAAGAATCAATGAACATTATGGGTCAAATATAAATCCAGAGGAATTTAAAAAAATAAAATTAGATCCAGATTTAGCTACCTATGCTCCTGATCACGGTCATTTACATAAAGAAATATTAGATAATTTACCTTCGCATAAAGGATTAGATGAACTAATTAAATCAGGTGAATGGGAACAATTACCATATGAACAAGCTGAGAAAATTCTTGAAAAAGTAAGTAAAGATTCCCTCAAAGCATCCGATAGAATATCTAAATGGAGATACGGAAAGATTGGTGAGTATTTTGAAAAATTTAAACAAAATTCTAAAATACCAAAGGAATATAAAAATAAATCATGGAATCAATTACCTACAGATATTCAAAGGCAATTCTTCAAAGAACATGCTTCACCAATTTCTAGATATGGATCAAGAGATGTACCTACAGCTCAAGAATTAATGGTAGGTAAACAAAAGCTGACTAACCAAGAAAGAGACTTCTTTGGTGTTAAACGGCCTGAAAAGGGGATGAAAATCAGTGAATGACCAAACACACATGACCGATACTTTAACCGCCTTACAGGACGATTTCAAGCTGTTTCTGAGTGCTTTATGGGATCAGCTTGATCTCCCTCCACCAACCCGTGCTCAATTCTCTATTGCTGATTACCTTCAACATGGACCAAAGAGATTACAGATCCAAGCCTTTCGAGGTGTTGGTAAATCTTGGATTACTGGTGCTTTTGTGCTTTGGACACTCTTTAATGACGCGGAAAGGAAAATAATGATCATCTCTGCATCGAAAGAACGTGCAGATAACATGTCAATCTTCTTACAAAAACTAATCATCGAAACCCCATGGCTCAGTCATCTACAACCGAAATCAGACGATTCACGCTGGAGTCGCATCAGCTTCGACGTAAACTGTTCTCCTCACCAAGCCCCGTCCGTAAAAAGCGTGGGAATAACTGGACAGCTAACAGGAAGTCGCGCAGATTTGATGATTTTGGACGACATAGAGGTGCCTGGAAACTCCATGACGGAGTTAATGCGT